ATGATCGGTTGCCGATCTCGGTAACATACTTCTCGGTCTTGACATAGAACTGCGTTCCGTAACGTTCGCTGGTTCCCGTATTTTTGCTCTTGTATTGCGTGCCCCGTCCGCGGATATAGTACGGCGTCGGAGGGCGATTGGCTGCCGTAGTGGGTGGATATAGTTGTAGGCCGCGCGTCTTTAGGATCACCCGCTTGGCCGCTTCCTCCCCCGCCTGGCCGAGATACTTGGCGATCTCGCGCGGAAAGCGATTGAGCTTAGCCATCACTTTATCGAGGCCGATCACCTGGATTTTGATCATGTTATCAGGCATGGTTATAGCTCCGCCAGTGCGGTCGAAGTCTCGAGCCAGCATCTACAATTTACATGCGCGGCCGGCCCGTCTAGCCCCTCTTCGCCTTCCTCAACTCCAAATCCCTCGTCAATCTCCCGCTCCTGCCCGTCCAGCGGCGCGCAGATCTCGCATACCAGATCATCGTTATTCGTGTACCAAATCTTGATCACCCTCACATCCGGGAATTCCTTCTGCATCTCTTTCCCTGCGATCTGATTCGCAGTGGCATAAGCATTTGTGATCTCGGTCACCGCTACGCTCATCGACCGCTCCTCGGAGAACGGCAGCATATCCATCACATCCCGGATAGTAAATCCCGGTGTTTCAACGAACGCTGAAATGGCGTTACGTAATACATCCTGGGTGGTGCGATCGATATCCTTTATTAAGTCTCCCGCATATTTACGTGCCCATTCCGCAGCCTTCGAGTTTACCAGCGTATAATCCATGCCGATATTAATAGACTGTCCAAATAAAGCAATCCCATGCGTCGAGGCTCCTGTAAGCAGCTTGATCAACTCGGCGATCAGCTCTTCATCATCCTCGAAGGCGTCATCAAAATCAATGTCTGCTACAGATAAAATCGCCTTGAAATACATTAAATCGATAATATTTTCATTATTATAAATCTTCCGCTCCGGGGCCTGCCATTCCAGCTTTTCTCGGATCGCCGCCTTTTGCTTTCTCCAATGGCGGCGCATGAGCGCGGCTAGTCTGTCTTCGAACTGTTCTTTTTCTTTCTTGCCCGGCTCCCGGTGGTCGCGGGGATGCTGCCGCTTCAACTCGAAGCCCCAGGCGTCAAGATATTGGAGCCAATTCAGGTCGGTGATCGCCTGGACTGCCTGGACGAGATTAGCTCGCGCTTGCCGTTGGTTCAATGGTTGCCTCTAAAAGATCATTAGCTCTCTTCAGTTCACTCGCCAGGACTGCGATCGCATCCGGCGCGCCCTTCCCGTTCCCGCCGAACGCGGCGCGCACTTCGTCCGCCGTTTTCGCCTCGCCAAGCCGCGCCAGGATCGACGCGGCGCGGTCGATAGGTATGAATTCGCTCTCGAAATCGCACGCCGCAGGCTGGCCTTTTTGAAGCCGCTTGACGGCCTTCCGCTGCCACTTCGCTATGTCTTCCTGCATCTGATTTTGTTCGGGCTGTTCTGGCTCCTGGACTGGCTGAGGTAAAACCGGCTTATTAGCTTCCGCCTCCGCCAATCGAGCGGCGCGCTCTTTGCGTTCGTTCCAGATCATTTGCAATTTGGCCAGAGTTTCGTCGTCCAACTCATATCCCAGGATGCTCATGGCGATCTCGGCCATCGGATCGTTTAATGCGCCTACCAAGAAGTTTAACGATTGCGCTCGGGCCGTCTCGTCTTCCTGGAATGCATCCAGCGTTTCGGGCAGGAATTCCAGGTGCATCTTCAGCGGCTTGAATACCTGTTCGTTCAGAACCGAGGCGATGAATTCGCATTCGGGAACGACGGTCTTTTGCAGGAAGTTTAGATCGTCCTGTTGGCTGGTGGCGTAATTGGCTGCATTGGCGAACAGGATCGACATCGGGATGCCGACCGCGACGGCGATATCCTCCCGCATCTCACGGGTCAAGGTTTGGTTTTCTAGTTCCTTTAGCCCTTCGCCGATAACGACCGGCTTGACTTGTGCGGCATTAATGATGCTGGCTCCAAAAGCGTTCTTCACTCCGCCGACTACATTCTTCCACCACTCTTTCAGTTTTTGCCGTTCGGCCTCTATTGCCATTCCCTCGACCGTCAATAACATGGCTCGGATTGCGCCGCGCTTAAAGAAACCGGCCGCAAATTCATCGACGTTAAGCAGTACGTTCCCCGCCGCGCCCGCCGCCCGCGCCGGGAAATTAACCGGCGGCCCCAGCTCTACGTAAGGATCAGGCAGCCAGAAATAGACGATATCTTCCAAGGTAAAATCCCGCATGATGCTGTTGACTGGCCGCTTGAAGCCGGTCAACCCTTTGATCGGGTCGATCTGCGGCGTCACCGAGGTCGGCAGAATATAACGCATCAACTTTGTCACTGCCTGATTGCGCTCCCGGAATAGATACGCCCGTCCGGTCATGGTCAGGGCGGCCTCGATCAACTGGAGCAGGATAAACGGGTTGGGCATAAAGCCGATTTTATTCTCCCAATTCGCCGAGCCGTCAAATTCCTGCTCGCCGCGCATCAATCGAAACGGCATCGATGATACGGCTAGGGCGCGCAATTGCACCGCCCGGTAAAGTGTGGGAATGAATTTATAATGCGTGCCTTCGGTCGTCTCGGGCGCGCCAGAAAGGAATGTCCAGGCTTTATCCGGGTATTGCTCGAGCAAGATTGACTTCTGTCCGTCGAAGAATATGGTTTTATTTACAGATTGTTTGCTCATGATATATACCAGTTACCTCCCGCGATTCCTTGCCAGGCTATTGCAAGCGCCATGACGCAATCGTCGTGAAGGCCGCTCGGAGCCCCGTACTTCCAGGACCCGGACGGGGCGCGCTCGCCCTCGAATGCCTGCAACTCGCCAATCAATACCGGGTCAGGCAATATCTTGATCTGGCTGTGTTCGAAGGCGGCCTGCAAAGTCTGGATCGCCGCCTGCTTAGTGGTACTAGTGGTGGTGAACGGGATAATGGATAGCCCGCGCTGCACCATCGCATCGATCACCGGCTGCCCGATACTGTTGGCTTCGATAGTCATGGCGTCCAGGTTGAAGCGGCGATAGATTGCCTCCAGCCTGTCTTCAAGTACATTATAGTCCACCCGGTTGAACCTGTCCTGGTAAACCATTTCCTTGTCCGCCACGTCCAGCACGGAAACGACGGTGAAGTCAACCATTGTCGCCACGTCCACCCCGGCGATGTACTGACGGCCTTCCTGGGCCGCGTCGATCTCGATTGCGGTGGCGGCTTCCATCACGCGGCGGAAGATTCCACCGGCATCTTCTGTAAATAATGCCTTTATCTCCTGATCAATCACACGCTCGGGCAATGTAACGACCATCTCATCCAACTCCGAGCGGGGGATATATGGGTTCTCATAACTGGTATGTTGGCAGCAGAACCAATCGGGATTGAGCTTGTCCGTTCCCCATTGATACATCTGCCAGAAACCGTTCCTGCCTTTGGGCGTGCCGCCCAGGATACCATCCCCGCTCAGATCGATCAGGGTAGGGCGAATGATGAAGTTCCAAATGTCCAATAAGTTTGACACCAACCCAGCCTCATTGACAATGAATCGCTTATACTTCCGACCTCTGATCATCTCCGGATTATCCAGGCTCCAGAAGTCGATCACGCCTTTTGTTTTCAGCTCCAGCCGGTGCTCCTGGGTATCGCGCCGTTCGATGATCGGAGCAATTAAATTATTGACCTCGCGCCAGTTCTCAGTAAGCATTTTATAGGTCGGCGCACCCCATCCAACGGGATGACCGGCCAGGGCTGGTTGAACGAGTTTATTCATCATGTAAACATCTTTGCCGAATCGTCGCCCGCAGGCCAGGACATTGAATCGTTTCAACCCGGCGTCAATCTGTGCTTGGGCCGGATGGTACTTCGGTAGTTGGAGTCGGATCGTTGACATATTCGACCAAAACTTTCAATGGATCGCCATCGGAGCCAGTAAGCTCATGCCGCTGAGGAGGCGTACCCACAAGATAATCGCTGAGCCACTTGCGTGCTAATGAATCGCCATGCTTAGCTTGGGAGACTGCCTTAGCTACAATAGCCTGCCAATCAGCAGGCGTGACAGTCGTTTCCATGATGCGGTAATAAGCGATCTCCCGATTGCGCTTACCCCGTCCATTTGGATTTCCGCTTGTCCCTTTGACGTAACGACCCTTTTCGTCTCGCATCTTGAATTACCTGTTATCTGGAGCCACGATAACGGCTCCGACTTCGAAACCTAACCAATCGAGCAGTGCTTTTACTTGCTCTGTGCAATCTTCCGGCAAATTCAAAACTATATTAAAAGTGTGATCTGCCATAGACTTGATTTGCCGCAACTCGGCGCGGATCTCGACTGCTTTGATAGGGGAGGTGGATTTCTCAGCCATCATCAACCATGCTTTTGATAAGTGTTGTTGTCATTACCATGTAAGGCGATAGACAGCAGCGCGGTAGCCCTCGGATCACGGAGGCTGGAGCCGCCGGCTCATCTAAAGACGACGGCTCTGGTTCCTTTTCTACGCGTGGCAGATAGGATTGATCCATCACTCGCATATCGGACACTGCCACTTTCCGGGCCTGACGATCTGCATCTTGCGTCCACAGTCTCCGCAATAATGATCCAAGTCATCCTCATACGGCGGCGACGGATAACAGCGCGTCAGCCCTCGGATCACGGAGACGACGAACCCAAGCACCGCAGCCACCCAGAAGCCCAGCAAGATGTAGAGCCAGAATTCGTTAGAGCTGATCATGTTAATGTGAATGCGCCTTGATCTCCAAGATCGTAACCCTTTCCTCGAGCGTCAATGGCGGAGGCGGTGGCTCTGCCCATTCATGCGCGCTGATCGCGCTCCACCAATCGGGTACTTGCTCGGCATGTTGCCAACTCCACCAGGAAACGCCAGGGAGATTTAACTGTTGCGCCGTGCCATTGAAGCTGTCTAGATCCCCAACCGTCGGATACCAGCCGCCGCGCGCATAAGCAGAGCCAAGCGGAATAACCGGCAATTGCTTTAGGGCGGTCAGTTCGTTCACCGATCGCTGAAGCTGATATTGCGGGTTGTGGCTGAACTCCCAATATACCTGAGGGGCATGGAAGTTACAGCGCGATAGGAATGTTCCCCAAGGCAGCTCAGGATGTAATGACGGGAAACGGTAAGAGCACAGGCCGAGCGGCAGCGAGGGCATTGCCGCTCTAATGCCGTTGGTATAGGTAGCCGCCCAGGTTGCCGATCCAGAGCGCTTATACTCGGCCTCGGCATCGATAAAAAAACCGTCTAACTCATACTGCGCCACTACTTCTATCGTTTTCGTTGCTTCACGAGCAGCAATGGACTGTCTGAGAGCATTGGCGCCAACCACGTAGCCCCATCCCCACACGCCGATATTGGCGGCTTTCAATGCCTGTATTGCCGGAGCCAGTAGCGCGGGTTGATAAGTGTTATACCAACTTTGAACTTTAATTGCCACCCAGGAGAACTCGGCCTCCTGTGCTTTGGCGGCTAGAGCAATCGGATTTCCGCCGGCGCAGAAATCGAGCTTCCAAATGAACATGCCTTTTCCGATTGGATGAATCATTTCATAGCCATAGGTAAATTACCAGCGTTATCCCAATTCCTAGAATAAGTCCCAACAAACCGGCACCCAGTATCGCACAACGGTCTTTCATTGCCTCGTCCCCAAGATGCCGGCTATCGCCGATCCAATCGCCGAGCCAATCCCTATCAGCAAATCCAGTAAATTCGACCGATTGCGTAACCGGTCGATTTCCTCCTTATTTGTCTTCACCAATGTTTCCATCGGTGAAAGAGAATTTACTATTTTTTCGATCCGCTCGACGATGCGCCGCTCCATTTCATAGCGTTCTTCATTCTGCTTCAGGAGCAGCAGGTATAATTCGCGGATGCCGACCGGTTCGCTGTTTTTTGTGTCTGGCATGATCGCCCCCCGAGGGCTGGCTATTTAGCTTCGCTTAGTGGCGAAGAATACGCCCTGGTTAGCCGCGATAGCCAGGATCAATACCTGCAATGCCGATAAAGCCCCGGCGCCGGTGCATGGAAACGCAACTAGCCACGCTAGACACGACAGACCAAACGACCCGTAAACCAGGACTATCATAAAACCAACCATGACGAGCCGCTTCACATTCTCCGGCAGCTGGTCAAAGTCGTTTTGCAGAAACGGGAATTTCTCGAACGCCAGGGAGATCAAAGCCGCCGACAATGTTGCAAACAGTGTCGGCGTATATCCTTCCAGGGCCATCAGTCCGGAATAAACAAGACCGGCGATCACTATAAAAGCGATGGCATATTTCACGAACTTCATGAGATCCTCCTTAAACGAAAAGCGGAGTTGAACTATACGCAACCCCGCCGGGACCCCTGAGAACCGGGGTTACTGGGTGAGATTATATCACCGAATTAAGAGGATTAGACTAATCCGCTTTGATCCTCTCAATCGTCAGCCCCATGTGCTTATTGACCCTAGCCTCCCAAGTTCCGTTTTTTAATAGCATCCGCTGGTATTTCAAATTGCTGTGCGGCTTCTTTGGGGCGTCATCGTACCAGGCCGTGAACACACCGTAAATCCTGTGCTTCACTTTCGATTTTTCCGTGAAGCTGCCGAACTTGAGCATGAAGCCCACGTGGATATTATCCATCGTCAACCCCACCAACCCGCACGGGTCAGGATCGTAAACGACCCGCCAAACGCGATGGTCGGCTTCGTCTAACTTGTTTGACATGGCCCCTCCGATCAAAGTTCATAACGGTTTTCCAACGCCCATCTCAGCTGTTCGGGCTCCAGGTCGCGCCAGCGGGTTATTCGGCGCGTTACCTTCGTACAGCGTTTGGTGACATGCACCTGGCCGCATTTGAGGCAGACAGGAGCGGGAGCCAGAAGAGGCAAGCCGAGTTTCTGCCGCCATCGTTTAGGCACCGGATACCCTTTGGCAATGGCGCACAACGTTCCGGCAGGAATCGGGTTGTAATCGTCCAGGAGGGCTATTTTCCGCCAAGAGTACCCCGTTATGCCTTTTAGCGTTATTAACGCCTTAGAAACGATGTCAGGCGTTCTGACGGTAGTCCTAGGTTTATTCCCGGTCATCCCCCACCCCTTTTACCGCCTGTCCGAATGGTTTTCCGCACCGCGAACAATAAAACTGCGGGTAATAGATTTGGTTCTTGGTCTTCTTGCCACATTCAATGCAAAGACCAGCAAATAATCTGATCCTTAATATCTGGTTCTCTTCTTTCAGCCGCTCGATCTGAGATAAAAGATCGCCAAGCGGATCATCAGAATACCCACCAGGATAATGATAAACGTTCATTCTCTCACCTTAAACATTGGCAAATCCTCCAAGCTGGTCGCTTCCTTGCCGTTCCTTTTCGCATTCATCCACTCCGCTAACGCCGCCGCCCCCGTGCGCTCGCGCGCCAGGTGCAGGTAATCTTGATTTACATTCTCTTTACTATGTATCCACTTATGACAATCATTACAGAGCAGGATTAGATTGCTTGGCTTTGCTCTTAATTCCGTATTAGAGAATGAAACAATATGATGAATGTGAAAACCATCAACGCTCCGCCGCTTGCCTTGCCTCCCACACCTTTGACAGATACCTTTGTCTCGTCGCCATATTATTCTAATTGCCTTATGCCATTCAATAGATGAATAAAAGGCTTGACGCTCGGGAGTATTGCCCCCTTTCCAATTAGGATTTTCTTCTCCTCGCTTCCCAAACATCGGATTATCTTTTCCACGTTGCCCCCAATATTTTATAGCACGGATCTCAGATGTATTGCGAGTTGGTATCTCAAGCTTCTTTAGCCAAAAACAAATTCCATTATCAGTAATGTTGAAGTCTGCCGCAATCTCAGAGCTTGACCGCTGCTTAATTACATACTCGTTGTAAAGCCATTCTCTATTCCAGTATGGTTTTTGTTTCCGCCAATGTTCGCCCTTCTTGAAGCGGGTATTAATTCCATGCTCTCCATCAATAAACTTACCTTTGTCATCTCGCATAGCACAGTGCCCTCCGCGTACGCTGCCGTTGCCTAAACGAACAGCCGAGGACAGAAGTCCATACGTGGAGGGCACTTTGCCCACAATTTCAGATTGTGAAAACGCGGCAGCAAGAAAACAAAATGCCCCGGTATTCTGTTCGTTTAGGCAATCAGAATTATACCACATTTTTGGCACGCTCTCATCCGCCAACGGGATACGCAAGGCGTTCGCCTGGAGCAAAGTCATATCGACATCCTCAACTGTCTCTTATGAATATCGATTGCCACACGTATGTCATCAACCAGACTGGCATACATTTCGGCGTTACGCACGCGCCAATATTTCGGTTCAACGTTAGAAACGAAATCCCTATCTTGAAACGGTATCGATTTAATGACCGCCAAATCCTCGCGAAACTCATCCTCGTCTCCGGTAATCGTGCAAAGGGCTGTTAAACCTTTATCCTCAATAATTTTCACGGTAATCATAGATACACTGTCTCCTTTCTCGCGGAGCAAACCTTCTCAGCTCCCTGGCTTCCCGTATTCCAACAGCTCCTCGATATGCGCCATCACGTAATCCCTATCCTCCGGTAGCCCCTGGACGTGAGCGTAGTACCCGGCTATATAAGGCATGAACCAGGAGGAATGATCGAACATCCACATGCGTTTCAAGTCCACCTTGCCTTGAATGGTGAGGTGACACTTTTGACATAGAGCCGGGGTATTCCAAAATGCGTTATTTCCCTTGTTCCCGTCCAGGTGATGTACCGTCAGACAATAGCCATCTTCCGGGCTATGAGGATGCCCGCACCGCACGCATTGCCAACCGGCCGCTTTCTTTATCCGTTGCGCTATCTCAGGCCAGTCGCTTGTATATTCGCCGGAAAACCTTGATTTATTCATCATGTTCCCTCACTAGTTTATTCCCCTCTCTCTTGAACCGTCGCCTCGGAAACAGTACCGCCCATAGCGCGGTCAGTCCGGCCCATGACCAGGCAGTCATCCCGATCAGGGTGTAGATCAGACGCTCGAAGGAGGAGGAGGGCCAGGAGGTCATTCATCTAGCCCTAATCGCTGATAAACCACATCTAGCGGTACAGTCCAGCGAGCCGGTCTATTACCTACGGATCGTTCTGCCATATTATTTGACACCATCAAACCAGTAAACCATTGAATATAATCCCGATTCAATGTATCGCTATAACCATGCTGGGGCTCGAATTGCGGATAACTTAATGCGCACTTCTCGAGATATCCCGAGATCCAGCCATAGGGGATATCGCCCTGGATCGTGTGTAACCACCATTGAACGCCATTTACAGACAATCGTCCCTCGACTCGGAATGGTGATACCGCGCCCATGAGCGCTAATTGTTCTCGATTCATAATGCTGATCGCAGTTGCCAGGGACAACACAGGCGCATACCAGGATTCACGTAAACGCTTAATATGGTCACCCAATTTCCAGATCAGCCAATCAGCACCAGTAAAAAGCGCAGCTCCGCTCAGAACTACCCCAATCGCTACAAATAATGTCCGAATGACACTATTCGGGGGCATGTTGTAACCAAGTGACAAGAATATCGCCGCAAAAAGCGATAAGACTACAGGGACAATTAAACTGGGAGGACTAAATCTATCCATGCTATACCAAGCCTGACTCTACCCTGCTCCGCCAAACCATACTGCACCGCACGGTGCTAGGCCGAGCTGCGCTCTGCCGGGTTTTATCGATTTCCATTATTCCCAAACCAGCTCACGCCAATTCGGGGGAATGATGCCGTCTGCTAGTGCCTTCGCTATCATGCCGCGATGCCTTATATCTTTACGTAAAACGTGGCAACGTCTACATAAAACACGGAGGTTTGTCAATTCGTTGCCAGATGCCCTGCCACTTCGGATATGGTCTATATGGCACTCATTCAGCGCTGAAGGCGTTTCACAATGGAAACATTTGCCACCGTCACGCTCCCAAACCTTACGGCGCGTCTCTTGCCATATCTCACGTGGTTGTCGTTTTTTGGGCATCTTTACCTTGCTTTGCCAGACTCTTCAACACTGCGCTGGACT